GACAAAGGCGGCGATTCGATACCTGCTTGACGTAGACGGTACTCCAGATCGGCGCATCGCGCTTGCCATAGTCCAGCCTCGTGGGTAGCGCTGCGTAAATCCCGTATTGTTTCCCGAGTACGTTGCCGAGACATCCCACGTTCGGTTGTCCGGAAGTTAACGACGAAACGATAGGCACCGATTACGGCGGTCAATAGGGCTCCGCTGAGAATGATTCCCAGGATTCCCGAGGAACTGCCCAGTCCGTCGGCCGCCTCTACCAGCAGCACGGTGATCCTCCTTAATCCTGCGGACGCCGGGCGTCCGCCCATCGCTGGGCAATCAGGGCGGTCACCCCCAGCGCCAGGCACGCGGCGGTGAGGGGAACCGCGCTCCTCGTAGAGACAGCTTGCAGCACCAGGGCGGCACTCCACGTGAACCACGCCACGCCCATCATGCTTGCGCCGATCAGTTCGACGAGCATCCGCCGGGCGAGCAGGCCGATAACCCCCAGTAGACCGCCGATCAGGCACAGCAGGCCCCAGATGATCGTAATGATGAGTCCGCCCTGCCGGGCCAGTGAGGTGGATGGCGCGGCGACCACGAAGATCAGTAATCCGCACGTACCGAACAGAACGTAAGCGAATGCCAACAGTCCGTAAGTACGAAGAATCGGCATGCCCGGCGTGTGGCGCGGCATCATGACCTTTCCGGATTACTCGGGTGTCTCGGGAGTAGGGCTATCGGATTCGTCGATCTCCTCAAGGCGCAGCACGCCGGACGCCCTGAGAACTTCTTTATGCAAGGCAATGCGTCGTTCAATCTCGACTCGCGCGCTGGTTACCTGCGCGTCGTCCGGGTTTTCCGCCAATTCAATGCAGATTCGAGCGTGGTCGCTCTCCAGGATGTGTACCCGTTCAATACGGAGTTGCGTCAGTTCTTTGTCGGTCAGCGTTGCGTACATCGCATCATTCTCTTCCCGGTTGATGGTTGCCTATTACGGTGCAACGTAGTCCTCGATCAATGCCTCTTCCACGTCAAGGACGTACTTACGCAGATAGAGGGTGGGTGCCGAGTTTCCGTTGACCGCGCGGAAACGGACCTGGAACGTCGCTCCGGCCGCCACGTTCTCCTTGATGAACGAGACGTTGAACAACTCACCCACGGCGCGCTGGCCGGGGCTGTTGGTGGCGATGGACACGTTCTCCTGCAAGGAGTCCACCGGTACCGCCGTGTACGTCCCGCCGTTGACCGACACCAGGCACTGAAAGCTGTAGAGCTGACCGTCCACGGCGGTGGCGTTGAGCTGGAGTTCCACCGCCAGCTTGATGACCAGGTCCGCGACGTCGACTGACCGGATCGTCATGGCGCTGAACGTGTAGGTGAAGGTCCCACTGGGTGCCACGGCGGTGCCGTCGGTGGCGATCCCACCGGGCGCGGCCCAGATCTTGGTGCTGCGGTGATGGATCGACTGCCGGGCGTCGCGCATGGTGCCGGTTGCCCGCCACCAGGCCCCGGTCCGCAGACGGCCATCACTCAGCAGGGAACCGGCGGGCTGGATCGTCTCGCCGCCCAAGCCGTCCGGTACCAGCCGGTAAGCCTCCAGGAAAGACGAGCTGAAGTTGCCGACCCGCGCCAGGTTCAGTGTGGTCACGGCCTGCGATGCGCGCTGAGTGATAGTCGTGGGCAGGTCGCTGACGATGCCCGTCGGGTTGACGCTAAACAGCAGCGTGTCCTGAGTGGTATCGCTCTCGGCGGCCGGATTACTACGCCGGAAGTGCAGGTAAGCCCGGCCCGCGCCGGTAGCGGAACCTGTGGTTCGGAACGTGAAGCTGTTTGCGTCGAAGCGCAGCGTCCCGGAGTCGACGACCCCTGGCGTGCCCCACGCGATTCGGCCGAACTTCATGTTCAGCCTGTTCAGGGTCAGGATCGGATCGGTATCGGCAAGGTCTGGCTGCGCTTTCAGAATCGACTTGTCGACGTCGCCCGCATCCCCGGCCGCCGTCAAGCCGTACAGCAACAGGCCATTGACGAAAGCGTCCGGCCCGGACGTCGGGGCGACCGCCAGCGCGGCCGTCGTCGGCAGGCTCGCGCCACCGAACGCGCTCGGTTTCGTCGCGGCCAGCCGCCCGGTCCCGTCGACGACGAACGTGGCGTTGCCGCCGGTGTCCAGGCCACGGAACAGGTTGCCGGGCGTGGCGTGGTGCCCGCGCGCGACGATGGCGTGCTCACCGGTGGCGTAGGAGTCCACGGTCAGCCGCGCGGTGCTCGCCGGGATGGCCGAGACACCCACCCCGAGACGGCCCAGCGTGTTGTCCGCCGACGAACCGAGAGCAAGACCGGTGCGCAGGAAACCCGCCCCGGCGTAGGTGACGTTCGCACCCCAGCCACCCAGGTCGCTGATCGTGGGATGCTCCACCCGCAACGCGTCGGCGGTGACCGTGCCGGACACGCTGGAATGCAGACCGCGATACAGCTGCGTGGTGGTCACTGTGGGACCGCCGACCGGATAGAGCGTGGTGCCATCCGAGCGCCACAGTGTCCGGTAGAACGGACCGGTACCGCCGGGTTGCTGGACCTGCCAGAAGTAGCGAGCGGCGAACAGTCCCGTGCTGGGCAACGTTGACACGGGCACGCCGTCGTCGTAGGCGGCCCGGCTTTCGATGTGAATGAACGCCTCGTTGAAGTCGGCACGGGATGGGCCGTCAGGAGTTCCGGCCGACCACTGTGGCAGCTCGAACTTGGTTGTGCGCGTCTCGGTCATAGACCTGTCTCCTCGATCTCCGTCCAGGTCGCGGGATCCCAGCCGGTGGCCCACGTCGGCCTGGCGGATTCAATGTCGTCCCAGGAGGCGTTGTAGGACTTGTGCCACAGCACGGCACCCGCCGGTTTGACGCCTTTACGCAGGACGGCGCCGAGCACGAGAGCCGGGTCCGGTGTCTCGCTGTCGCGGGTGACGATGGCGATGTCCCACGCGCTGCCGTCGATCAGGTCATCACTGATGTTGACCTTCATGTGCGGGATGACACGCGCATACCGGGATCCGGTCAGCGCCGATTTCGCCGCGTCCGCGATCGCGCTGCGGGTACCGGCCCGCCAGCCGCTGGTCGCGTAGCGGATCGTGTCCCGCTTCTCTTCTTCGGTGGCGGCCGGGTCAAGCCGGGCGCCGACCATCTGTGCCAGCCAGGGCAGCCAGGCCGCCTCGGCCTGATCGGGGTCGCCCAGCGCGGAAGGCCGGGTGAGCCGGTTGTCGCGCCACATGGCCAGCTGGTCCGCCGGTAACGCCCACGGTTCCGGCGTCGACGGGCCGACCGGGTTGTCACCCCGGATGGCCACGATGGTGTCCAGCACGTCCGCGCCGGAGGTGAGCACGCCGCCCAGCCAGCGCTTAAACACCCATGTGCTGTCCGCCGCGTCCATGGTGCGGTAGACCTCGGGAAGCCGGTGGTACAGCCGGTCGGCCAGGGTCGACATGAACAGCACCAGGCCGTCGTCCGGCATGGGCTCGTGATCCAGGGGCGTGGTCATCCGGTCACACCACCGTCACCGTCACCGTGCCGGATTTCGGCAGGCTGGCCGCGCCGGAGATCGTGTAGTTGCCCGCCACGGCGTTGATGGTGGCGGCGGTGACATAGTCGACGCCGGACACCCGGTCTACCAGCGAGATGATCTCGTTGAGCCGGATTACGCCGCCCCACTGCCAGGTGAGCGGGTCGACATAGTCAGCGATCGCGTCCTTGATGGCGTTGCTGGTGATCGTGGAATCGAAGCCGTCCCGCAGGTGCACGGTGACCGCGAGCGGCACCGTGACCACGGTGACGTCGATGACATGGACGACCAGGATGGCGACGGCCTGCTCTTCCAGGGCGGCCAGGATGGCGGCCTTCTGCGGTGCCGAGAGCGCCGCGCCGCCGTCGCCGAGCACGGCGATCGTGATGTGACCGGGGTCGTCGCCGGGCGCTCCGCCGGATCCGTCCCAGAGGTCCAGCGCGACCGCGCGGGCCACCTCGGGGCGCTCCAGCGCGGCGGCCTCGAAGTGCCGAGGCAGTACGAGCGCGTCCGACAATCGTGACAGCCGGGCCACGCCCCGGTTACGCCAGTCACTGTCCGTCTCGATGCTTCGGCCGTCGGCTACGTCGGTGGCCAGCTGGATGTGTTCGATGAATGGGACCGGATCGGCCATGACCAGCGTGACGCCGGTGGCAATGCCGTTGGCCGCGTCGGTGAACGTGTCGCCGATGATCGACACGGTGCCGGTGGAACCGCCGGGCGCGACGGTCAAGCCGGGAGGTTCTACCAGGAACGTCACGCTGCTGCCGTCGTCCAGGCTCAGGTACACCCGGGTTCCGCCGGGGATAGTGTGCCCCACGGTGTCACCCAGGGTGAATGTCGCGGTCGCGATCGGCGCGGCACCGAAATCCCGGTCAACCCCGGCGATGAGTAGGAACGCGGCGATGACCGCGCCGGGTAGCCGGTTGACCGCAACGATCGCCTCGGCCATCTCCAGTGCCAGTGATTCCATGATCAGGACTTCGGTGTTGCCTTCGCGCGGGACCCAGCCGGGCAGGTTGAGCTTCGCGGCGGCCAGTCCAGTAGCGATCATGGCCTGGTCGGTCACGTCGAAAATGCGCAGGTCGATATAGGCCGACAGGTCCGGCGGCGGCGGCGAGACGTCCGGACTGGTCACTGGGCGAACACCTCTCGCGTCTGGTCCCTGCGCCGCCAGTTCACCACGACCTCCTCCCGGCCGTCCGCAACCCGCCGATCGGTGACCGTCAACACGTCCACGGCCGGGCCGAAGTCATTCAGGTGTCGTTGCAGGGCACCCAGCTGAAACCGGGCGAACGTGGGGTCGGCAACCCCGAACGTGGGCACCTGGATGCGTTCTCCGGGCCTGGTCAGCATGGCCAGCGCGATGTTCTCGTCAATCTCGGCGTCGCCGTCCTGCTCGACGGTGGCGATCGAACCGGTGCCGTCGAGCCGGAAGGGGAAGGACATCACCCGGGGCATGCGCGCATCGTCGCATGATCGCCACGTCAGCCCGGGGAGGCGCGACCGGCCTACTCCCAGCCCTGCACGATGAACTGGCTGTTGGCCTTGATGTTGCCGCTGGACATGAAAAAGTTCAGCGACGTGTGGGCCGAACCGCTGAAGAAACGGGTACCGCCCTGCCGGAGCATCGCGCTGTTGGTGGCGCTGGAGTCCCACATGTGCGCCCGCCAGAGGATTTCCAGCGCTACACCGGGCGCGTTCCAGAAGGGGAAGTCAATAATTCCCCCACTGTAGTTACCGCCGGTCGCCGATGCCGCCGCGAGGATTCCCATCGGTGCATAGACATCGTTGGGGACATCGATACCGGCGAGCGTCGCGAAGTTCTGTGACACAAAGCTGGACGAATAGGAGGCACTGGTGACGCCGTCGACGCGCATGCGCAGTTCAGCATTGATGGCGGCGGCGGTGCTGCGCGCGGACCAGCTCACCATCAATCGCGACAGTGTGCTGGGAATGTTGCTGAACGTGATACTGGCCGCGTCGGCGCCGAGCGTCTGAACAACCCGGTAAAGCCCGTGGACGGTCCACGCGGACCCGGTGTACCGGTAGGTCATGCCGTCGGCGGTGAGGAAGCACAGCTGTCCGGCAACCGGGTTGGTCACGCCAGTCGTGCCATCTCGGTCGGTGGCGTCGGTGCAGATGGCGGTGCCTTGCACACGCCAGGCGGAGCCGTTGTAGATCTCCACCCAGTCACGGTCTTGCCGGTAGATGATCTTTCCGTCATACAGGCCGGTCAGTGCATCACGCGCTGTCCGGTCCGCTACCGGCAGCAGGCCGCCGTGCAGGCCGAGCGTCCCCGCGTGCGCCGCCAGTGCCGCCGTGGTGGCCGCCGCGTCGGCCTTGAGCGCCAGAGCCGCCGTGGTCGCGGCGGCGTCCGCTTTCAACGCCAGCGCAGCCGTGGTGGCCGCCGCGTCGGCTTTCAGCGCGAGCCCGGCGGTCAGTGCGCTCGTGGTCGCCTTCAATGCCAGCGCCGCCGTGGTCGCCGCTGCATCGGCCTTCAACGCCAGCGCGGCGATCAGACCGGGGATGTCACCGATATCGGGGAATTCCTCACCGACCCGGCCGAGGATGATCAGGTTGTCACGGGTGGTGCCCGCCGCCACCAGGACCACCCGGTCGCCAGTGGCCAGGCCGGGCACACAGGACGGGACCGGGCCCCACTTGTTGATCCGGGCCAGCGCCACCGATTCCACGTAGTAGGCGTTTTTGACGGCGTCATAACTGACGACCTTGCCCAGATGGATATATCCGTAATCATCCGGCACCGTCACACCACCCTGTTGCTTCCACCCGCGACAGCGGCAACGCTGTAACCCCGGGCGCCCGGGATGATGCCCGCCGATGTCCAGCCGCGACCATTCGCGTTACCCTGCCGGACACCGTTTGTCGGATTCATCGCCTCGATCGTCTTGCCGTTCCCCAAAGAAATCGCGACATGCCCCGGCATGAACAGCAAGGCACCCTTGGTGTTGATCCCCTGCTGAACATTGATGGCCTGGCCTTTCGACCGGCAGTAGGACTGCTGCGCGGCCGAGCCATCCGGTACCGCCGGTGAGATCCCGGCCCGCGCGGCGGCCCACTGAACCAGTTCCGAGCAGTCGAACGCGCGCGGGTTCGGGTCCGACGGGCTGGCTTCGGCACCGAACACATAGCGCTTCCCGGCTTGTTGCAGGGCGATCGCGACAAAGCTGGAGATCTGGCCATCCGCGCCGCCGCCGGATGTCGACCCACCGGCCGAGGTGTCCCCGGCGTTGATACCCGCCGCCGTCGGCTGCGGTGGCGGCTGCGGTGGCGGGTCCACCGGTTCGAGAAGACTGACGTCCGCGCCGTCCGTGTCGGTACCGAGACTGTGCGACAGGGAGCTGACCATGAATTTCACCGGCTCATCACCGGCCACCCAGGGAGTGCTGTGCACGAGCACGGGCACGCCGGGGCGGAAGAACTTGGCCCGGTTGAGCGGAACTCTACCGGTCACTTCCAGGACGTTCGCCCGGTTGCCGACCGACGTGGTTTTCGCGGTCGGCAGGTTCATCCAGCGCTCGCCGTCGTTGGCGGTGTGCCAGGCGAGGGTCACCGGCCCTTCGGCGGCCCACTGCATCGCGAACGCCGCCGAACCGAACACGAGTCGCTTGCCGGACACGAAGATCCGTTTCCCGAGTTCCTGCGCGAGCCGGGTTGCGGTGGTCCACGCGCTGGGCTTCGTACCGCTGCCGCTCGTGCTGGACTGGTCGTCGTCATCCCGGGCGATCACCGACTGGGTGGGTACGGCCTCGCCGAGAAACCACTGGTTGGGGTCGATCCCGGCCAGGCCGAGTTCCTGTGCGATCCATTGGGTAGCGCTGATGCCCTCGGCAGTGCGGGACCCTTTCAGGTTCATCAGCGCGAACACGATGTCGTCCACGGCGGTGATGGTGAGCTGCCCCGTGCCGTGACTGCCCGGTTCGAAAATGATCTCATCCAGCCGGAGATCCAGATCTTGATACTGCACCCGGGTACCGCGCACCCACAGGTTGTGCAGCCGCGAGAGCAGGTCACCTTCCGGATCCACGATCGTGAACACGAGGTGCGGCACGGTGGTCACCCCAGAGGAGTACATCGGCGTGCCGATGACCGTGGTGGCGAAGTCGCCTTCGATCTCCGCACCGATGATCTTCAGGCCGCTCAGTGGGTTGTTGGTGGCCTCGTCGGCGGCCAATGCGATACCGATGCCCGCGTTGATGATCTGTGGCCCGGCCGG